ATGCAACGAGGCCCGAAGGGAGTCATTGACCCGTCGCCGCTACCGTTCCGCAGCCGCAAAACAGGGTCAGCACATTTCGCGGCCTGGTGCGCCAAATATCTGCGGGTGCCTAAAGGTGCCGGTGCGTTAAAACCTCTGCGCTTGCGGGATTGGCAACAGTCGCTTGTCGGGAGTGTGTTGGATGCGGAGCCGACGCCGAGGGTCGCGGGCTGGTGCCTACCGCGTGGTCAGGGTAAATCGACGTTGACGGCTGCGTTGGCGCTCTATTCGTTGATGAACGGCGGTGAGGGTGCGACCGTGATCGTGGCGGCAGTGGATGAACGCCAAGCCGGGATCGTGTTCGGTATCGCCAGCAGAATGGTGGCACTCTCGCCTGAGCTTGACGCCCGTATCGCCGTCTACAAAGACCGGCTGTTGGTGCCGTCGCGTGGTGCCTCGTTTCAGTGTTTACCGGCGTCCCCGGCCTCGTTGGAGGGGTTGGACTACTCGACGGCGATTGTCGATGAGATTGGGGTGGTTGATCCGGCGACGTGGGAAGTGATCGCTTTGGCGCAGGGTAAGCGGGAAACCTCGACGCTTATCGGGATCGGTACACCGGGTGCGCGTGACGATAATGTGTTGGCCCGGTTGCGGGCGTATGCCGCCGAGCATCCTGAGGACACCAGTCAGGTTTACCGCGAGCACAGCGCAGCCGGGTTTGAGGATCACCCACCCTCATGCGACCACTGCCAGAAGCTGGCGAACCCTGCGTTGGGGGATTTTCTTTACCCCGATGCGTTGAAAGCGTTGTTGCCGCCGAAGATGACCGAGGCGGCTTACCGCCGTGCCAGGTTGTGCCAGCCGATTGGTCAGGTCGATCAGGGGTTCGTAACCCCCGATGTGTGGGACGGCTTGAGTACCGGTGTGGCGGTGCCTGATGGCGTCGAGGTGGTTTTAGCCCTTGATGGTTCGTTCGGCGGTGCCCACGCGGATACCACGGCGATACTGATTGGGTCGGTTGCTGCGGTGCCGCATTTTCATCCGTTGCGGGTGTGGGCTACTGATGGCCGCGACGATTATCGGGTTCCGTTGTTGGAGGTTGAGGACGCGATCAGGGAGGCGTGCCGGCGGTTTAAGGTGCGGGAGGTTGTGGCCGATCCGTTCCGGCTCAACAGAACATTGCAAGTGCTTGCTGCTGAGGGTGTGCCGGTGTCGGAGTTCCCTCATTCCCCGGCCCGCTTGACGGCGGCAACCACCGACCTTTACAGCGCGTGCGTGAACGGCAACCTGACCCATTCCGGCGATCCGCTGTTACGGGCGCACGTTTTGGCGGCGACGATAGCCGAATCGGATAAAGGTATTCGGTTGTCGAAGGTTTCCCGATCCCGCACCGCCCCGAAAATTGATTTAAGCGCGTGTCTCGTCATGGCCCATAGCCGCGCGGTCTGGTTGAACATGAACCGTAAAAAGCGCCGTAGGTCAGCGAGTTTCCCCTCCTAGCAAGGACTTTGAAAAATTGAGTGATGATCTTCTAGTTGAACTGTTGCAGGCGTTGGACGCCCCGCAACACACGTATTGCGAGTTTGACCGCTACTACAATGCGCGCCAGCCGCTCGCGTTTCTATCCCCTGAGGCGAAAGTAGCGTTAGGTAACAGGTTCGGGCGTGTCGCCTCCAACCTCTGCCGCCTAGCGGTGAACAGTCTCGCGGAGCGGCTGCGGATTCGCGGGTTCTCCGGTGTCGATGTGTGGCCCGAATGGTTGGCGAACGATCTGGATTTGGAATCCAGTGTTTTGCATCGTGAGGCTTTGCTGTTCGGTGACGGGTTCGTCATCGTCTGGTCTGGGCCTGACGGTTCCCCGAGGGTGTCGGTGGAGTCGGCGCAACAGGTCACAGTGCTTTCCGATCCCGGCACCCGTGAGGTTACGTCTGCGGTGAAACGCTGGCGCACGAAAACCACCACCGAGGCCATCGTGTATTTGCCGGATCGGATCGAACACCACCGCGCGAACACGCCCGGTGCAGCTACCGCCGGATACTCGTTGGTGGAGGTTTTGGACAATCCGCTAGGCGTGGTGCCGGTGGTGGAGTTCCGCAACTCTGAGCGGGTTCTCGGTGCAGGCCATTCCGAGATTGTGGATTTGATGCCTCTGGTTGATGGCTTGAATAAGACTCTCGCGGATTTGGCTATCGCCCAGGAATACAACTCACGCCCGAGACGGTGGGCTACCGGCGTCGAACTGATAGAGGAACCCATCCTCGACGCCGAGGGCAATCCGGTGATCGTTGACGGCGAACCCCTGATGCGGGTGGTTTCCCCGATCCCTGAGAGCAATCGGGCAATGATTTCCGCTGAACCCGACACCCGGTTCGGGCAGTTGCCGGGGGCCGACCTCGTTGGCTTTGAGAACGCCGTAGGAATCTGGCTAGGTCAGATTATGGCCGTGTCGTGCCTGCCCGCCCACTACGTCGGCATCACAACCAACAATCCGGCGAGCGCGGAGGCTATCCGTGGTGCGGAAACGTCGCTTACCGCGCGTGCGGAGGCGCGGCAACAGGTGTTCGGCAGATCGTGGGAGCGTGTCGCCCGCCTGATGGCTGCGGTGAAAACCGGGGCCGATCCTGCATCGTTTGATGTGTCGGTGGTGTGGGGCGATCCGGCGTCCCGTTCCATTGCCGCCGAGGCCGACAGTGCGGTGAAGTTGTATCAGTCGAAAATTTTGTCGCGGGCCGGGACACTCCGCAAACTAGGTTTCTCCGAGCAGGAAATCACCGACGAAATCAAACAGTTGCTTGATGAAATCGGTACGGAAACCGCCGCACAATTCGACCCGCTAGCAAAACAATACATTAAAGATAACTTTTAAGGATTTGATTTTCCATGTCTGATATTGTGCAGGCCGATCCTGCCGACACGAATAACGCCCCAGAATTGACGGAGAGCGACGAAAACAGTGCCTCCGATACGGTCACCCCAGACGGGGAAGAAAATGCGTCAGAAACGCAAATAGAGGGCAGTACGGACGAATCTGCTGATGGTGACGAATCTGCTGATTCTTTCCCGCGAGAATACGTGGAAAAACTTAGGCGGGAATCCGCTAACTACCGCGAAAAAGCGAAAACAGCGGAACAACAGGCCCAGGACGCAAACCTCATGCTTGACAGCATGATGCGCCGCCTACATTCCACCCTGGTTGCGGAAACCGGGAAACTAGCCGACCCCGACGATCTGCCGTTTGATGTGGGTCACCTTTACGATTCGGAAACCTTGAACACCGCTATTGATGCGTTGCTTACGGAGAAACCGCATTTGCGGTCGCGGAAACCTGTTGGCGATGTGGGTCAGGGTAATCGTGGTGGGGCCGGCGAGTTTTCCCTGATGGATTTGTTGAAATCTCGCGCCTGACGCGCACCAGTTCCCCTAGACGGGTCGAACTAAACCCAATTCTTACTAAATCAATTTAAGGACAAATAAATATGGCTATTGAAGTCACTTCAGGTAATTCCACTCTTTTGCAGTCTCAGGTTGCTTCCCTTTTGGTGCAGCCTTTGGAGCAGGCGAGCACGTTTTTGGCGGCTGGCCCTCAGATTCTCGACAGTGCCAGCCCGGTTCGGGTTCCCCGTATCGCCTCCGGTGTCACCGCCGGGTTCGTGGCCGAGGGAGCGCAGATCACTGACGGCGATGTTGCGTTCGATGAGGTCACTTTGTTGCCCTCAACACTCAAGTCGCTGAAAACTTTGGTGCGCGTCTCGAATGAGATTTTGCGGCAGAGTGTGATCGGTTTGGAATCGGTTTTGCGTACCCGCCTGGTCACCGATGTCGCTAACGCTTTGGATGCCGCCCTGTGGGATGGCACCGGGTCTAGCAACACGATTAAGGGCATCCTGCGGGCTAGCGGTGTCGCTACCGGGGAACTTGACCTCACCGACGCCGACAGCCTCATTGACGGTTTGGCGACCGCTCAGGGCAACAAGGTGAACCCGACCCACTGGGTAATGACGAGTGCATCGTTTGCCGCTCTGCGTAAGTTGAAGGTGGGCGATACTGATGCCCGCTACATTTTTGATCCGTCAACTATTCAGAACGGCACCGCCCTGACCCTGTTCGGGCTGCCCGTCATCATCACCGACAACATTCCCGCCATTGAGGGATTGAATCGTGTTGCGCTGGTTGACTTCTCGAAGGTTGTGGTTGCCCGCGATGTTGATGCAGAGGTGAAAATCCTTGACCAGACCTGGGGGGATTACGATTCGGTGGGTATTCGCGTGGTGACCCGGTTCGATACCGCCCTCCTTCAGTCGAAGGCTGTCACCGTGTTGACCGAGGCCACCGGCAGTGAAGGTGCCAGCGGTGCCAGCGGTGCCAGCGGCAGTTAACAATGCCCGACGAACCAAACACCCAAGACCTCTCCGAGGGGGTTGCGGAGCTACTCGACACCGTTCCCGAAAGCTGGTCACAGTTTGACGCTGTCACCACCGTGGTCGCCTCACTGGCGAAGTCATACACGCGCGGAAACGGGTTCACCGATGGTGAGCCTGCCGACGATTTGCGGAGTGTGATCATGCTCGCCTCAACCCGGCTACTGCGGGATAAAGGGATCGCAGCCGAGTCGATGGGGCCATTCAGCGTCACCTACCGGGGCGGGTTCGATGGTTGGACAGCCGGCGAACTGATGGTGTTAAACCGCTATCGGGAACGGGCGCAGTAG